TACCGGTGAGAGGACTCGAACCTCCACTGTGTCACCACAAGCGGATTTTGAGTCCCGGTCGATCCGGTTTTGAAATCAGCGGTGTAACGCCAGACGTGCACCGCAAACCCTGCCGATTCCGTCCCTTGCGGCCCTTGTGCCAGCTAGAGGCTGCTGCGATTGCGGTGCAAATTTCAGCGGGTCGGCGTGGACTTCGCGCCGCGGCGATTGCGCACGTAGTGCTCGGTCATGGTGACCGACGAATGCCCCAGCTGCTTCTGTGCCTCGCGAATGTCGGCGGATGAATCAGCCTTGTCGGTACCGGCCTTGGCGCGCAGGTCGCGGAGTTGGAAGTCGTCCGGGTCGATGCCGGCGCTGTTGCAGGTGTCCCGGAACGCGCGGCGTAGGCGGTCATACGTCCACGGCTGGCCGTCGTCGCCCACGATCAGCCGGGTGGCGTGCACAACGTAGCCGGCCTTCCGCGTGGCGATCCGTTCGACCAGTTGCGCCAGGTCGCCGCTGAGCTCGATTCGCCGCTTCGTGCCGGTCTTGCCCTGCTTGACGTGAAGGAAGCCGTCGCGCATGTCGCGCTGGTCCATCCTGAGCGTATCGGCCACGCGCTGGCCGGTCAGATAGGCCAAGTCCATCGCGTCGCGCAGCGGGCCGCTGGCGAGCCTCCAGACCGCCGCGAACACGTCATCCTCGACGTAGACGTCCCGTCCCGTCTCCCGGTTGCCCTTGATGCCGGCGCAGGGGTTGGCCAGGGACGTGTAGCCTTCACCGCGGGCCCAGTTCCAGATGTGCGACAGCAGCGCCTTTTCCCGGTTCGCGCGGATCTTCGCCTTCGCGCTGCGCCACGCTAGGTACTGGCGCACGTGCTGCGGCTCGATCGCCTCCAGCGGGCAGGGCGGATCGTCGAAGAACGCGATCAACTGCTTCAATTCCTTCGCGTTGTCCAGTTGCGTCCGCGGGGCTTTCGTCGGGATGACGATGGCGCGATACCTGTCGGCGACATAGCGAAACGTGATGATGGCCGCGGGCTTCTCGCTGCCGGCGCGCTCGATCTCCGCCCAGCGCTTGACGGCCAGGCCGTAATCGCTCCCCAGCGCCTCCTCGCGTCGCGGGCTGCCGCCGTGATCGTAGTAGTAGAACAGTCGACCAGATCGCTGCTTGCGCACGCGCAGGCGGGGAATGGCTTCCGGACGGGTTGGCTTGCGTCCCATGCTCAAGCGGCCTTGTTGGGCTTCCACGACGCATCAGCTTGCGCCTGATCTGGTTCGCCTTCAACCGCTGCCCGGGTCACCACGGGCCAGCCGTGGGCGTCGACGTAATGCCGGATGCCGTTTTTTATGAAGAACGAGACCTGGCCGGCCTTGAACTTGCAGCGGGTCAGATCAGCGATCTCTTCGCGGGTGAGGACTAGGCTCATGCTGCTGTCGCCTCCGCGTAGGCCTTCTGGATCCGCTGGAACTGCTCGGCATCGCCGCCCTTGTCCGGGTGGTGCTGGGAACGCAGGCGCCGATAGGCCGCCTCGATATCTAGGCTTGATGCTGAGCGATCGACGCCCAGCACATCGCTCCAGTGCACCGCGCTCTCGTGCTCGATGGCTGTAAAGCCGGTGAATGCCCGGTTCAGGATCTCGGCGCCGCCGTGACGCTCAATCGCGCGCATGGCGTCCAGGGTGGCTGCGATGGCTGCGAGGTTGTCGGCGACGCGGCCCCAGCTGAAGCCGGCGGTTTTCTTCGGGGTGCGGGCGCGGAGGTGGTTACCCACGGGCGGGCCCCTGTAGCGCGGCGGTGAGCTTGTCGGCCCAACCATGCAGTAAGTGATCATCCTGCTCGGCGACGTTTCGCATTTCCGCAATCACCTCGCGCACCTCCACCATATCCACCGACTGCGCGGGCTGGGTGAGGTGGGCGTCGATGGCGTCGGCCATGGCTAGGTGACTTTTTACGCCAACGTCATACCCGGAAATGCGGAACTCATCTTCTCGGCGCCGATGCCAGTCTCGCACCTGATCCAGTGTCACGCTCATGCTTTCGTCCTCGTGGTGGGTGCTGCGGTGACCGCCTCGGCAATACCGGCGTAGCCCTTTTCCTGCGCCGCTGCACGCCAACGATCGAACATGGCAATGCGCCAGTCAGGCTCCACCTGCGCCGCCTGTGCTGGCGGGTGAGCGAATAGCGGCACAGGATGATGTTCGTTTCCGACCCTGCCGGTCATAATCATCGGTCGGCCGTCGAAATAGGCTATCTGCCCATTCGGCGTAAGCGAGCACCAAGCCAGCGGTACCGTACTCTCGGCCGCCTTGATGCGCTCTGCGTAGGCGTCGAGCATGTCCGCCGCATCATCTACCTGGGAAAGCAGCGCAGTGCCAGCACGCAACGTGCTCGCCATATCCTTGAGCTGACCCATCGAATACTCACTCATGGCGTTCTCCTTTCGCGAAGTTGGTGAGGGCGGCGCGCACTATCTCAATCGGCACGCTGGCGCAATACGTGGGGAGCTGGCGAATGAACTCGAGGCATTCCGCATCGCTCACCACGACAGGTCGTGCGGGGGGCCTCTGCTCATCCGTCCAAGCCCTCTCGCGGAGCTGGGTTTCGGGCTGGGGGAAGTTGGGGATGGGGATGCGGGTCATGACTGCACGTCCCGCGCTTTCTTCATGCGCTTGATGGCGCCGCACAGAGCCGCATTGCTTCGTGCCAAGTGTTCCGCCTGGCTGCGGTGATAGTCGCGCTGGCGCCGCGCCTCGGCCAGATCGCGCTCCAGCCTCTCGCGATCCTTGCAGGACAGTTCCATTGCATCGGCGATGCGCTGAAGGCTGCCGGCATTGATGTGCTCGACCGACGTGTTGCTGGTCCAATGGTTTCTTGATGAATCGCGAAAGTCGCTCATCCCTCAATCCTCTTCGTGGTTCGGGTCATGCCGCCACTTCCTCGCCGCCCCCGAACCCATTCAGCGCCGGCTGGTCCGGATCGGCCTGCACCTGGTCCGTACCGCCGTAGAACTCGCCGGCGCCAGCCACGATCAGCAGCACCACACTGCCGGCGGCGTCGAACAGGTTGTGGCGCTGCGCGTCGGACTTCGGCAGCGTGACCACGGCCTTGATGGCCTCCTTGACCGTGACGCTTTCCACGGTGGCGACGATGGTCGGGCGGTTCGCGCTGGCGATGATCTCGACCGCGGCGCGGATGTTTTCCTGCACGCGCTGCTGCACGCGATAAATCACATCCTGCTGCTGGTTCTCCGGCATCTTCTGCCAGACGTCCGGCGCGGATTTGAACTCGTCGATCAGGCAGGCCATGAGATCGCCAAGCATGGTGTCGGCGGCGATCAGGGCCGGGGCAGGGATCTCGGTTTCTGCGGTGTCGATACGCTTGTTCATGCGGTGGTGCTCCAGTCGTGGAATGGGTGCCGGTTACGTCATCCGGCGTCGATGCGTGATCCTCAGCCTCCCCGGAACGCGCCGGTTCTTGGCGTCGGCGCAGAGCGACCGGCTCTTGCATCAGGGTTCGGTCACTCCGCGCCAACGATCTCCGTCGCGCGCTTCTGGTACAGCTCGATCAGCGACCCGTGCTCGCTCACCGGCAGCATGTTGATGAGGTCGCAGGCGGCGTCCAGCGCGTCGCGCGTCGTCGCGTTGGCGAGGGCGTCGTGCACTTCCTTCGCCGTGAAATCGGGGCTGGTGGCTACGCGTTGCGGCTCGTCGCCGGCGGGATGCTCGTCGTGCGTCTCGACGCGGTAGTCGCCGTCGATGACCAGGGCGTTGTGCTGCGGCACGCCGGCATCAGCCTGTTCGTCCAGGCCCACGGCGCGCTGAATCTCGATGCTGACCGGCAGGTACTTGAACAACTGGCGGATGACGGTCTTCTTCGCCATCTCGTCGAAGTGGTTCGTCCACGGGCTGTCGACCGGCTTGTTGTACTTCGAGGCCGCCTTCACCGCCGCCTGGTAGCCCTGGCTGCCGTCGCGGGTCTGCTCGACCTTCGCCCGACTCATGACCTCGAACTGCACGCCGCCGCCGACCAGCTTGGCGACCGCGTAGACATGCGTCATCTCACCGGGGTCGGTGCCTTCGTGCGGGACGTGCTCCATCACTTCGTCCAGGCCGTAGGAATAGCTGAACTTGTCCTTCGCGTAGACGATGCGGGCGGACAAGCTGACGATCTGGCCGGAGCGGCGGGCGAGGTCGATCATGCCGCGGTAGCCGATGATCAGCTGCACCTCGGTGCCGACGACGCCCCACTGGCCGTTATCCAGCTTGCCGCGCTTGTCGAACGGGATCAGGTAGGCGTGGCCGAGCGCGCCGCCCGGCTCCAGGCCCAGCGCGGCGACCTGCATGATCGCGCCAAGGAAGCTGGTCTGGTCGCACTGCGCCAGCTTCGGCACCTTGCGGATCTCAGTCAGCGCGATGCGCGCCAGCCGGTCGGCGGTCATGTGCTTCGGGAGGGCCAGCGCCATCTGCGCCTTGATCTTCGGATCGGTCAGCAGGTGGGCCAGGGTCTTGTGTTCGGGCTGCTGCGCCGCAACCGCGGTGGTGCCGCTGCTGCGGTTCTGCATTTCCTGCTTGAGGGTGGATTGTTGTGCCATGGTGCGATTGCTCCGGTTATAAAACGGGTTATTTTTTGAGGTTGAAAACGCGAATTCCGTCCGAGCGAGGCTTCCAGGTGGCGATCGCGATGCCGCCTGCGGTGAGCGTCGTGGCGTCGCGCATCCAGCCTTTGACCTTGAATTCCTCCACAGCCTTCTGCGCCTCCAGCAACTTGATGCGCTGGCGCAGGGCATGCAGCTCGCTCATCGACAGCTGGGTTTCGGTGTCGGCCTCGACGGCGCGACCGGTGCCGCGCGGGTACAGGCGCAGCAGATCATCGACGTTGACCGGCGGCGGTGGCCGGCGCAGCAGGACGTGGTATTTCCAGAACCGCTCCGCCTGCCGGCGAATCTCGGCGATCAGCTCGTCGTCGCGATGCACTTCGTAAATGCGGTGATCATCGAAGCCGATCAGCGCCTGCACGTAGCAGAGCTGGCGGCCGGTGATGCCCAGACCCCACATCGCCTGCGCCGTGACGTACAGCGGCGGCTCCTCGCCCGCGTCGGGATCACCCCAGCCGTTGACCGCGTTCGGGTGGACCGTCTTGGTTTCCAGACTTGCGCCATTCTCGACTTCACCGTCGAGTTCTGCCTTCGCCCACGGGAACTCGGCGTCGGTGTACTGCTTGTTCGTGCGGACGATCTGTAGCCCGGTCTTGCGCGTGAACTTCTTCGCCGCCCACGGCTCCAGGTCGCGGCGATCTTCGAAGAACTCCGCCTTCTCCGGTGTCAACTCGTCCTGCAGCTCGTTGACGATCAGCAGGTATTCGTCCAGCGGCGTGCGGAACGGCGACAAGCCGAGGATGCCGGCGATGTTGCCGCCGCCGACGTAACCGCGGGTCGGGTTCAGGGGGGCGAGCTGGGCGTTCATGCGGTCACGCGCTCCCAGATCTCGTTGAGGCGGTCGACCTGCTTCCGCGTGGGCATCTTTCCTCGCCCCATCTGCTGGTCGAGGGAGTCGATGAACCCGCGCTCCCAGTCGGACAGCTTGCCCTCGCGCTTCTCGCAGTCGGCGATCATCCGGGCGTACTCGTCGGACCATTGCTCGCTCATGCCCGCACCGCCCGCTTCGTGCGGTTCACCGTCACGGCCTTGGCACTCCGGTCGTCATCGTTGGCCAGCGCGGCAGCGAGGTCATCGATCGCGGCATCGACGTTTCCGCCATCGTTCCGCGCCGATACCACGGCTTCCGCCGCCTCGCGCAGCCCAAGGTTTGCCAGCCGGTCGGCCTCGGCCTTCTTCGCCGCCGCCTCGCGCTCGCGCTTGAGCTGCGCCGCCTGCTCGTCCAGCTTCCGCTGCGCCTCGGCCTGGCGCTCGCGCTCGGCCTGCAGGGCGGCTTGTTCCTGCTCCCGGCGCGCGCGGTCGGCGGCCTCCTGCGCCTCACGCTCGGCCCGGGCGGCCTCGTCCCGCGCCGCCTGCTCAGCCTCACGCTGGGCGCGTTCCTCGGCGGCGAGCCGGTCACGCTCGACCTGGGCCAGCCGATCAGCTTCCGCACGCTCCGCCGCGGCCTTCCGCTCATCCGCCAGCCGGCGCTCCTCCGCTTCCCGCTGCAGCCGCTCGTTCTCGGCGCGGATGCGGGCCAGCTCCTCGCGCTCGGCTGCGATGCGCTTCTGCTCGGCCTCGTGGGCGACCTGGTCGATGTACAGCAGGTTGACTCTGGAAATCGCAGCATCGAGCGCGTCGCGCGCGGCAAGGAAGTGTTCGCCGAATTCGTCCTCGTCGAGCACCGTTTTCTGCAGCTTGGCCAGCTGCCCGGCGATGATCACGGACGGCTTGCCGACCAGCGAGCCGGGGACGTCGCGGATGGCCTGGATCTTCTTCTGGATCGCCTCGACGCGCAGGCGCTCGGCTTCGAGCTTTTCCAGGCGCTCGGACTCCGCCCGGGCTTCCTCGGCCTTGATCTGCACGTCGATCGGCTCTTCCAGCGCGACCAGCTCGGCGGTGATCCGCTTGGCCTCGGCGTCGATCAGCCGGCAGCGCTCCAGCGCCGGTGCCTTGATCTCGACGCGCTTCTTCTCCAGCCCGGTGCGCAGACCACGCAGCTCGGCGCGAGCTTCCTTCGCGGCGCGCATTTCCTTCGGCACGGTGACGTCGTACACGACGCCGGCGTGACGCTGGCGCAGGTCGGCCAGGGCCGCAGCGGTTTCGGTGTATTCCGCGATCGGCGTGAGGTTGCTGCCGGCGGTCTTTTCGGTGTTGCTTTCCATGTCGAATCCCTTGCCGGCGCGATGGCCGGCTCTGTTGAAAGTGGTCAGGCGACGACGCGCACGCGCGGTTTGACGCGCAGATGCGGCTTGATCGGCTGGCGGTGGTGACCGGCGCCGAAGAACTTCGCGGCCCATTGGGCGCGGCGCTCGTCGTTGCTGCGCGGGCGAATCGACTCGACCGTGCGGGTGTGCATCAGCGACGTGTTCACCGGAGCACCATCTTCGACACGACGCCCGGCTTGCTCTCGTCGCGCACGTAGCGATAGCCCTTCTTGTTCGGCAGCCAGCGTGCCGAGGGGCGGTGATACACGCGCTTGCCGTTGACGTAGTAGCCGCGACGCTGAACCTTGATGCGGGCGCGATTACTGTTCGGCTCCGCCAACTTGATCGGCGACGCCTTGATGAGGCTCATTGCTACGGCCCAAAACGCTGCAAGCTTGTTCATGCGATTTCCTCGGAATAGGTGCCACGCACAGCGGGATCAGCAGGCGAGGGGTCGTCCTGTCCGCTGCGCGTGGCGGTTGAAGAGGTGCTGACCGCAGCACGATCCAGGGGGTGATCTACCGGAAGGAGTGCCGGCGCTGCGGTCAGCGTTGAAGTGGTGCGCTCGGCGTAATGGCGGCGCGGCGCGTGATGGTTCGCGAGCATGCGTTCCAGCTCGGCGGTCAGCTCCGGAAGCGGGAGGGTGGCGAATTCGGTCAGGTCGGTCACGACTTGGCCTCGCGGGCGGCGAGCATGGCGTCGGCGGCTGCATAGGCGTAATCCGCCGCGTACTTGGGATCAGATCCCAAGGCAGTCCCGCACGCTTGCGCAATAACACCCTGCATCGCCTTCGCCGCGAAGTAATCGCGCAGGGTCATGCCTTGGGTTTTCCCCAACGCCGCAACATGCCGATCCTCAAGGTCCTTCGGGATGATGTAGTAATTCGTCGCTGGGAACGCCGGTCCACCATCTTTGATCCGCTCGCTCATGCCACATTCCTCCACGCCTGCACCACCTGATTCGCCGCCACCTCGCAACCCACCGCCGCCTCGATCAGCCGCAGCGCATGCCGCGATGCCGCGCAGACCTGCCGTAGGTGCGCATATGCCTGCGGGTCACGCCGACGACGCTGCCGGGCATAGCGCAGCCTCAGCAGCGGGTCGCGGTAGCCGTCGGCGATGTAGCCGGAGCCGTCGCAGAGGCTGCAGGTCGCGGAGGTGCACAGCTCGGGCTGCCAGTGGTCGCGGTCGATGGCGCCGCAGCCACCGCAGCGCGGGCAGGTGGCGAGGCCGGACCCATCGGGGTGGTGGGGCAGGCCGCGGTCGGCGCGGCTCGGGTAGCTGTCGCGGACGCGGCGACGCTGGGTGTTCCAGTTGGCGCGGTTCATGACGCGCTCCTGACGTTGGCGAGAGCGGCCTTTTGGGCCACCATCGCGGCCTCGCACTCGCGCCTAGCAAAGTGATTTGAAGCTACGCCCCGCGCCTTGCCCAGTTCCTCGAAGGCCTCGACGGCGCGCTCGGCCGCCTCGATCAGCTCGGCCACGGCTGCGCAATCAATCGCCTGCGCCGTAGCGTTTGGGTCGATGGTCCGAAAGTCGGCGATGCAGTTGTGCGTGTGCACCTTCTGTACCTTCACGCCATCGCTGCCGGTGAAGCTGATGAGCCATGCCGTGGTGTTCATGCCTTACTCCGTGCGTTTTTCACAACCACGCGAGCGGTGTCGTATGCCTGCGCGAACTTGGGAAACTCAAGCCCGAGGCGGCGGAACTCCCGGTCTAGTTCGTCGAGCTTTTTGCTAACGGCCGCATCAACATCGGCTTGCTTGATGGTCTTTCGCTGCTTGCGCGGAGCAAGCGGAAAGAAACGCAAAGCGGCCTTTCGCGCCTCTTGGGCCCGGATCACCGCCAGCACATCCACCGGCCGCGTCATGACAGCCTCCAGATCGCATCGAGAAAGCGCGTGCCGGCGTCGGTGCACAGCCACAGCGCACCGAGCATCGCGGCCAGCCAGAGCGCCGCAACGGCTGCCAGCTGCCGCCCGGTCAGCGCTGGCGGCACGTCGTCGGCCGGCGCGCAGAAGTTGGCCGGCTCGGGCTGCCGGACGCGATCGAGCATGGCGTCGACCTGCAGGGCGGCTGTCGTGCGCTCCAGGCGATCGCGCTCGGCGTCCAGTTCGCGCTGCTCCAGGCGGTAGCGCAGGATGGCGCGCTGGGCCAGAGTGGCGCCGATGTGGGGGGTGGGCTGGGTGGTCATGCCCCACCCCGCTTGCTGCGCTTGGTGGGCGCCAGTTCGGCGAGCCGATCTTTCACCTCGGCCTCGACAGGATCGCAGCCGGCGCCGACGGCGAAATCTCCGGTCGCGTGCAACAGGCTGTTGACCCGCCCAAGGCGTGCGTACAGCGCCTCCATCTCCTTGCTCAGCTCCGCGTTATCACCCTCCAGCTCGCGGATGCGGCCTTCCATGCCGCGGTAGTCGCGCGGCGCGACCTGGGCATGGTCGGTGAACTGCGACAGCGCCTGCTCAAGCCGGGACTGCGCCGGCGCACATTGTTCCGACAGCACGCGCGAGTTCGCGAGGTATTCGGCCGATGCCTCGCGCAGCTCGGTGATGGCGTCCGTCCAGGCGGTCAGGACGTTGATGGAGGCGCTCATGCGGACACCTGCTTGACCGAATCGCGCAGCATCGCGGCGTGGTCGGGGTCAATGGCGGCGTCGCGGCGGGCGATGGCTTCGACTGCAGACAGCTCACGCTGCAGCTCGGCGATCAGCTGCTGGGCTTCGGCGGGCGACATCGCGATCTTCTGGCCGGGCGCCAGCTCGACCCAGATGTCCTGGTCGCCGTGGATGCGGTAGGCGCGCGAAGCTTTTTCGGAGGTGTGCTGAGTGAGGATGTACATCGCTCAGCCCTCCCGCGCCGCGAGGCACTTCGTGGCGCCTTCGGTCAGCGCGTCGGCCAGCTCGATGGCTTGCTCGGGGGTGAGCACAAGCTCGGTGGCCTGCACCGCGTCGTTGTACGTGCCCAGAATGACGGTGCTGGCGGTCGCCTTGACGTCGGCGTGCAGCTCGTCGTGGATCTGGATGGGGCTGGATGCCCAGAGGATGTCCATGTGTCTCTCCCGTGCCGTGGTGGCGCAGAGAAAGGATCACATATCGTGTTTTATTCTGTCAACACATTTCGTGATTTATTTGCATGATGACGAAAAAAAGCCCGCCGGAGCGGGCTTGGTGGTGGCAGATGGCGCGCCGATCAGTGCCCTGGTGCGAACGGATCCTTGGTGCCTTCCTTGCCCGTGTACGGGTTCACGTTCGGCTTGCTCGACCAGTTGTCGACCTTCGTGCGGTTCGGCGCGGTCTGAACGTGGGGAGCCACGTAGGTGCCTGACTTCGTGACGTAGCCGCGGTGGTACGACGTGGTGCTCTTGTACGCCTTTGGTGTGTAGCTGCGCGCCGATGGCGCGCGGTAGCCGCGCGGGAAGGCGGCTGCGATCAGTGGCAAGCACGCGGCGGCAAGCAAAAGCATGGTAACGGTTCGTTTCATGGCTCTCTCCTTTTCACCATTAATCGCAGTCGCCCGACGCTTCGGAGACTGCGTTTTCAAGATCATCATGTGCGTCGCGCACATCTCGGAACTGCCTGTCGCAACTATCGGTGTAGTCGTGCGCAGACGCGCACCGTGCGAGATCGCGTGATGTCGACTCCAGTTGGCTTGCCGCTTCACACACAGCTTCGCACTTATGGGAATTGCTGCTGCAGCTTGATCGCATGGCGCGAGCCATCATCAATACTTGCGCGCGGTCAGTTGGAGATAGCCTGTCCAGGCTGCGCTGCCCGGTCACTACCTGCTGGTACAACTCCACCGCGTGCCGCGTGTTGTCGACCTGCGCCGTCGCCGGCTGCCACGACCAAAGCAACGCCACCGTGATGGCCGCAATCCATCTCCCTGGCTTTCTGTGCATCATTCATCCCCCAAATCCCCTGGTGGCGATCACCCACGCGCCGACTTGCGCCTTGCTTCGAGCAAGCCCGAGGCGAAGATCGCCGGACGCTCGCTCGTCGCTGCCTTGGTGTGCACGAGGTCCTTGACGATCGTCAGCTTAGGCTTTGCTCCCTCGACGGGCCCGAACTCCCTCTCTAGGAGCGCCATGAGTCGGCGCACCTTTATTTCCTCGCTCATTTTCCCTCGCCCCCTGTGGCGATAAGTCAGCGTGACGGATCACTAGGTTGTAGACCTCGGGATCCTCGTAGGCATCATCCATGCCAAGCCACAATTCATAGGCTCGGACGAACTCTTCCGGGCACTTCTCGAGGTCGTAGCCGCCGGCACTTTTGTGTCGCAAGTTCAATGCCGCGCCTGCTTTACGGACTATCTCCGGGTCGAGTTTCAGGGGGTGAGAATGGCCTGGAGCCTCACCAAATAGCTCACCAACCGGGACACCAATGGCGCGCGCAATGATCGGGATCTCGGCAAGCGCCGGCTCGCGCAAGCCGGATTCGTAGTTACCGATCCTGCTTTGCCCCGACCAGCCGCAGGCGAGGGCGAGTCCCTCCTGGCTGAGCTTGGCCGCTTTGCGAAGGCGCTTTAGGTTGGCAGCAAATTCCATGGCGCTATTGATTCACGAGCCGTGATGGCCGTCTAACACGAATGGTGTTGACTCAAACAACACGAAGCGTGATGATCGGCACCCATGAACGCACTCGACAAAGCAATCGACCATGCCGGCGGTGTTACCGCGCTCGCGGAAAAACTCGGCGTGCGTCAATCCGTGGTGAGCAACTGGAGGACACGAGGGGCTTCGCCACGCGTCCCCGCCGCTCGATGCATCGCCATCGAGCAAGCCACCGGCGGCGCGGTGACGCGCCACGACCTGCGGCCCGACGTGTTCGGCGAACCCACCAAGCAAGAGGTGGCTTGAGTCATGGGTGCGAGTTTTCAGCGTGCTGGTCACGGCAAAAAAATTTGCCTGATCCGTCTGATAACGGCTGATAACACATCGTATCGGGGATTCTCATGCAGCAACTGAGCCTCAGTCTGGAACCCGGCCTGGCCCAGCGGTACCGCGACATGCGCGAGTGTTTTGCCGCCTGCGTGTACCAGCGTGGGTTGGGCCGGGTGGCGGCAGCGTGCGACGTGGCGCCATCCAACCTCAGCACGATGTTGAGTGGAGAGCGCAACCTCGATTCGTCGCTGATCGAGAAGTACATGACCGAGTTCGGCGACACCACGCCAGCCCTGTACTGGGCGGCTCGTCACCTGCAGGACTCCGCGACGCTCAGGCAGCAGGCCATTGCCGCCATCCCTGATCTTGTCGCCCAGTTGCAACGGCTGGTGAAGGAGGCTGCATGAACACCACCATCGACCTACGCGCGCACGATGCGGCCGAGCACGGCCTGACGATCGAACAGCGCTTGCGTGAACCCCTGTTCGACCTGCAGCTCGCCCAGCGCGTGCGCGATGCGATGCGCAAGCAGGGCATGCGGGTGCCGCTCACCGAGGACGAGGCGTTCGCCGAGGCTGAGCGGCGCATGCGGGGATCCCAGCCATGAACCAACTCGCGATTGATACACAGACCGCGCGTGAAGGCGACATCCTCGAATGGGTGCTGGTCGACGAGAACTACGAGCCCGTCATCCGCGACCTGACGCGGCGGGAGGCACGCGAACTGAAGCGCGAGTGCGGAGGGCACGTCTGCAAAGTCGTGCTCGCGCACTGATGATCCGCTTCCGTCGCCGCGCCTACCGCGACCAGCCCATTCATCGGCCGGCGCCGTATGGCTTCATTGCCGAGCAGCATGCCGCCTGGCTGGATGCGATCTGCGCGCTGCAGAGGTTCCGGATGGGTGCGGGGCGGAGGGAGTCGGCGTGATGCAACCACTCGTTCCGGCCGGCGTCGATCTGCGCGACTTCGCGTTTATGCCGGTGGATGTGCAGCGCCTGCTGACGTCCGAAACGTGGGTGCTTGGCAACGGCGACGAGCGCGCCGCGGCAATGACGCTGTGGTTGGTGAGCTGGCACCAGGTACCCGCCGGCTCACTGCCGGACAACGACCGCATGCTGTCGCACCTGTCGCAGGCCAAGAGCTGGACGAAGATCAAGGCGCACGTCATGCGCGGCTGGCTGTTGGCCGACGACGGGCGCTACTACCACCCCGTGGTGGCTGAGAAGGCGCTGGAGGCGTGGCTGGAGAAGCTGGCGCAGCGCCTGAGCAGTGGCGCCGGCAACGCCAAGCGATGGGGGGCGGAGTTCGATCCCGCGCCGATTGAAGTGGAAATGATCCAGACACGCGCACTCCTGGCGGCACTCAATCCGCAATCCCGACAGCTATCCAAGCGGCGGTTATCGGGAGTCCCGTCGGGATCAAAAGATAATCCCGGTGGGAATCCAAAAAGCATCCCGTCGGGAGTCCCGTCGGGATCGCAAGAGACAGGGACAGGGACAGGGAATAAAGATCAAAAGCAAGAACCCGCTCCGCACGCGCCTTCTTCGCCAGACACTCCCGCGACCCCACCGCCCACCACCGACGCAGGGCGCGCCTGCCTTCTGCTCCGGCAAGCCGGTTGCGCTCGGGTCAACCCCAGCAATCCCGACCTGCTCGCCGCACTCGCCGAGGGCGTGACGCCGGAAGCGATCCGCGACACCTACGCCGAGAAGCCCAACGCCACGAACCCGTTCGCCTGGGCGATCACGACGGCCAGAGCACGCCACGCCGAAGGCCCGAAGCCGATCAGCACCGGACCGCCACGCGTCAACGGCACGCCGCGAATCAGCGCAACGATGCAAGTGCTCCAAGACCTCGAGGACGCGAAGAATGGAAAACTGGATCACCCGGGAAATCAGCTCCGGATTGCAGAAGCTGGTGCTGCTGAATCTTGACCACGCTCCGGCCTACGACGTGCTGAGCCGCGGCACGCTGCCGGCGTGGATCGAAGCCATCACCGCGGGACGAGCGCTGGACGAGGATCGCGATGCACCGCGACTGCGCGAGGCGTTCCGCCGCCTGATGGCGAATTGCACGCGCTGGCCGACACCGCGCGAATTGCTCGACGCGATGCCGGCACTACCCAGCGCGCCGCCGGTCGCGCGGATCGACAGCGACGACAACCGCCGTCGTGGCCTGGAGCATCTCGCGGACATCGCCAAGCGCATGGGCTGGGATCACAAGGACGCGGCATGACCACACGGCCCATCCTCCCTCGCATCGTCACCGCGCTCCTGCTGGCGCCGATGGACTCACGACAGCTCACCGCTGCGCTTTCGATCAAGCAGCCTGATGCCTGCCATCGGCTGCTGCAGTTGCACGAGGCGAGCATCGTCCGACGCGTCGGTGTTCGCCGGCAGAGCCGCCGGCCAGCCATCTGCTACGCGCTCACCAGCAAAGGCCGTCGCTGGGCCGAAGAACTGATCGCATGAGCCAGTTAAGTCACCCCCAAAAGGCCACCCCATGAGCACCCAACCCGCCAGCATCGCGCCCGCGCGAACCATCGCCAGCCCAGTCACGCTGGTGCTGCCACCAGCTCTCTCGGCCAACCGCTACTGGCGCCCCGTCAACATCGGCAAGCACATCACCATCGTCCCGACGACCGAGGCCAAGGCGTACCGGCACGAGGTGGCGACGCTGGCCCGCAAGGCTGGCGTGACGATCACACGCGGCCGTGTCTCGCTGACCGTGCGCATGTACCCAGGTCGTCCGCTCGACTGGGCGAAGCGTGCCGCGAAAGACCCGGACGGCTGGGACGACAGCGTGCGCAGCATCGACCTGGACAACGCGCTGAAGGTGCTGTTGGACGCGCTGAAGAACATCGCGTTCGAGGATGACTCGTGGGTGCGCCGGATCGACGCCGAGCGCATGGAGCCCGACGAACACGGCGCCCGCGTGGTCGTGACGATCAGCCCGCTGGTGCGCGAAGCGATCGCGCCAGAGCTACCGCTTTGACGCGGCCAGCTGCTCCAGCGCGTATTGGACAGGGTATGGCGCCGGCTTCGCTGTCGCGGTCCGCGAGGCGAGGTAGCGGCGCATCGTTGATCCGTCGATGCCGAGCAGTCGCGCGCACTCAACCTGCGACAGCCCAGATTTCTCGATCAACGCCCGGAGGTATTCCGGGCGCGGGTCGTGGCGGGAGGCGTCGGGCTTTACCACGCCATTGCTCGGCATTGGCGCGCCTGCAATTCGCGGTCCTCGGCGCGGAGCGCATGTTCTGTGCCGATGGCATCGTAGGCCTCGGCCAGCGAGCCGAAATACTCGGCGCCGTAAGTGGCATCCACGCGGCACCACCGATGCGAGGCATCGGAGAAATGCATCCCGTCAGCCAGAACGGCGCGACGCATCGCGGATGTGCTGAGAGTGTTGCTCATGTCGATCTCCTATCTGCGCCTCGCCGGGTTGGCTGGCATGGATGGACTATAGCGCCGCCTGCACTAGTGCGTCAAGCACTATTTCAGGTAATTGTGCAACGACATGGTTTAGTTATTCGCAAGCCTGTCTCATGGGGCGTGACGATCGCGCCGGGGCTGTTCTGATGCAATCCACGCAACTGCCACCGCACGGCGCCATCCGCCAGACCATCACCGGCATGGAAGGCTACTGCTACCTGTGCCAGCAGCGCGGCGAGCCATTGGCCGAATGTTGGTGGCCGCTCACGCCCGAGTTCTTCCCCGTCAAGCATCGCGGCATGACGCGCGTGCTGCACTTCGAGAAGTTTTGCCGAGCCTGCCAGCGGGAGCGCTCATCGGTGTACGAGGCGCGCTGTCGTGCGCGCAAACAGGCTGCGGCATGACGACGCGCATCGAAACCATCGGCAACGCCACCCTGTACCTCGGCGACTGCCGCGAAATCCTGCCGACCTTGCCCAAGGTGGACGCGGTGATTACTGATCCGCCGTATGGGATCAGGCGCGACGGAAAGCCGCCATCGACGTCTAATCATGGCGGGCACAAGGGTTATGAGTTTCGTGGATGGGATTGCGAGCGCCCCAACAGCGAATTGATGAGTTTGGTGCAGGCGGCTGGCGACGTTTGTGTGGTGTGGGGTGGTAACTACTTCGCCGACATTCTGCCGCCGCGCAGCAAGTGGCTGGTGTGGGACAAGGGGCAGCGAATCGACCAGGCAGATGCAGAGCTTGCATGGACATCACAGGCTGGCGCGCTGCGCGTTTTCACACTGAACCGCGCCGCCATCGCGCAGGACGGAGCTGTTCACCCAACACAGAAGCCCGTCGCACTGATGACGTGGTGCATCATGCAGGCTGCCGATCCAGCGTCAATCGTTGACCCTTTCATGGGCAGTGGTTCGACCGGAGTTGCCGCAATGGGGCTGCGCCGCTCCTTCATCGGCATTGAGCGAGACCCGGCGTATTTCGACATCGCCTGTCGCCGCATCGAGGACGCGCAACGCCAAGGGAGGCTGCTGGCATGAGAACCCGCCCACCCCGCGAAACCATCGCCCCCAAGCTCCTGCCCCACCTCGCCGAACCCATCGATGCCTACACCCTCGCCGAACGCGTCGGAACCACGTTCACGGGCTGCGAGTCGGCGCTGCGGGCCATGCACCGCCGCGGGCTGGTGCGGAAGATCGTGCGGCGGAAGGGTAGGCAGTTTCTGGCGCACAAATGGGTGCGGGTATGAACTCAGAGTTGGCAAATCGGTACTTCGATTACGACCGCGAAACGGGAGTTCTACTATGGAGAATCCACAAGTCGAATCATCATGGGAAGATTGGATCAGTAGCTGGTTCAATCAGCGAGCGCGGCTACTGGCGCGTGAAAGTCGATGGCCGTAGCTACATGGTTCACCGCATCATCTGGTTGATGGTGAATGGCGTGTTCCCGAAAGAGATCGACCACATCAATGGGATTCGGACTGACAACCGCTTGTGCAATCTGCGCGAGGCTAGCCGAAGCCAGAACTGTGCGAACAAGCGCACTCCATCCACCAATACGTCAGGCTTCAAGGGCGTCAGCAAGAGCCAGAATCGGTGGTGCGCGCAGATCAAGGTTCATGGCAGATATCGACACCTTGGAAGTCACGCAAGCCCAGAGGATGCCGCCAAGGCGTATGCCAAAGCAGCGGTGAAATTCTTCGGGGAGTTCGCGCGGCCATGACCGAGCCCATGACCTGCGACGAGTGCATCCACTTCCGACGCGACGCAATCAATCCGGCGGCGGGGCTTGGCTTCTGCCCGTTGCGCAAGATCGCGCAGTATCCGATGGCGCCGCATTACTGCAGGCAGAGGGAGGTGGAGGATGGTGCGGAGCGAGGCGGTTTGCGTGACTGAGCCGACCTGTCGCAACGCGAGCCGCCGCGGCAAGACCGCCGGCATCCCGTTCCGGCAGGCGCGCGAACCGAAGCCCATTGCGCAACTGTCCGCCGCCACGATCGAGCGTATTGCACTGCTGGTGCAATCCCGTGTCGCCCGCGTCGCCCGCGCCCGCAGCTGCTGCTGCTACGTGTTCGTGCGCGATGGACAGGTCTACGTGCTGAGCGAGGAGCTGGCATCTGCCCACCCTTGGGCGGTGCAGCACACGGCCGAGTGGGTGGGCTGCTACGGCGGCATGCCTGACCTGGCTGGGCTGGCCGACGACCTGCGCGAGATGCTTCCCTGCCGTTGACGCCTTGGCCTGTTCCTGCACTGTCGCGTGCATGGGCATCCGAGAATCCGACCGCATCACCGCCGGCCTGCGCTACGTCGCCGAGGAGGTGAGCGTGCACCGCGACGATTTCCGTCGTGACCAGCACCCGGGCGGCTCTGCACTGCTCGAAGGCTGCGAGAGCCTGGGTTACGTGCAGCGCGGCGACGGTGAGAGCGGCGATCGCTACGCCATGACCGCGGCCGGGTTGCGTCGGCTGGCGCATGCGGAGCCGGCGCCCTCTGCGGAGGACTGAGCTTGAGCGCGCCACGCAAGCACGACCGCGAGGCATTGGTACCGGTCATCTGCGCGCGGCTGGCGACTGGCGAGCCGATGACGGTGGTCTGTCGTGACATCGGCGTGCCAGTGAAGACCGTCAACGATTGGCGGCTGCAGGATGAGGGGATTCGCGAGCAGTTCCATGCGGCACGAGATGACGGTTACGACGCGATCGCGCACCGCACTCGCGCCACGGCGCGCGGCAAGGGGGAAAGCAAGGGCGGCGATAGCACCGGTGACGTGCAGCGCGACAAGCTCATCATCGACACTGACCTGAAGCTCCTGGCCAAGTGGGACCCGCGCCGCTACGGCGACAAGGTGCAGCTGGCCAACGGCGACGGCACGAATCTGCCGGCGCCGCAGTTCATCATCCAGCCCGTCGCGACGAAGGCGGCCGAATGAACGCCGCGCCGGCCAACCTCGCGCCGCAAGTGCCGTTGCAGATGCCGGCGAAGTTGCTTCCGCTCCTTGAGCCGCGCCGCTTCAAGATCCTGCACGGTGGCCGCGGTGGCGCGAAGTCGCACACGGTCGCGCAGATCCTGATCATGCTGTCGATGCAGCGCAAGCTGCGCATCCTGTGCGTGCGCGAGGTGCAGAAGTCGCTCAAGCAGTCGTCGATGCAGGTGCTGAAGGACTACATCGAGCGCCTGGGGCTGTCTCCGTACTTCGACATCCTGCTGACCGAGATTCGCTGCCGCACCACGGGCTCGACGTTCGAGTTCTCCGGCCTCAAGGATCACACCGCCGACAGCATCAAGAGCTGGGAAGGCGCGGACATCGTCTGGGTTGAAGAGGCGCACAGCGTCACGGCGCGTTCGTGGAACGTGCTGATCCCGACCATCCGCAAGGCAGGCTCCGAGATCTGGGCGACGTTCAACCCGGACCAGGAAACCGACTACGTCTACGAGCGCTTCATCAAGAACACCGACCCGAACGCGCTGGTGATCAAGATCGGCTGGCAGGACAACCCGTGGTTCGGCGCGGAGATGGAAGACGAGCGCCGCGCGCTGAAGGCCGTCAATGACGACCTGTACAACCACGTCTGGGAAGGTCATTGCCGCTCGCTAGCCGGCCTGCTGTTCAAGCGGAAGTGGTTCAACCGTTACGAGCTGGGCAAGCACCCGGCGCTGAATACCTTCCTCGCCAGCGACTATGCCGGCGGCCAGGACCCGGACCACCCGGAGCGCAAGCCGGACAACACCGAACATGGCTGCGCCGGCCTCGACTGCAACGGCGACCTGTGGTTCATCGACTGGTACACGGGCGAGGGCGAAGACCCGGACGTGTGGATTCAGGGCTGGCTGACGCTGATTCGCCGCAACAAGCCGCTGATGGCGTTCGAAGAGTCGGGCGTGATCCTGCGCACCACGAACGGCAGCATCGTCAAGGCGATGCAGAAAGCCAAGACCTACGTGCAGCGCGTGTCGATCCCGTCCGCCGGCAGCAAAGCATCCCGCGCGCTCGGCTTCGCCATGCTGGCCAGTGCCGGCCAGGTCTGGATTCCGAACACCGAGTGGGGTGATCGGCTGATCAACCAGCTCTGCGCCTTCACCGGTCAGGACGGCCGCGCCGACGACATGGTGGACGTGTGCGGGCTACTGGCGCGCGGCATCGACCAGATGCCTGAAGCCGCACAGCCGCCACCACCGCCAGCACCCGAACCCAAACCCTTCACCGATGACTGGTTCGCCGCCCGCGACAACGCGGACAAGCGGACTGCCGTCGATCGCGACCGTTACTACAGGTGACCACGATGCCCATGGACCCCACGCAAGCCGCACCTGTCGCCGATCCGTTGGCTGCGGCTGTCGTCGCACCTGACCCCGCCGAGAAGCAGAAGGCCGAGGCCAAGGAAGCGGCGGACGTCAAGCGCTGGTTCGACCGCGTCAAAGCCGCCCGCAAGTTCGACGAGCCGGCGCGCGAGCAGTACGCGAAGGATCGGCGTTACGCCCGCGGAGACTCCGGTTTCGAGGTTGACGCGAACCTGATCGGCACGTACATCGACATCCTGGAATCGTTCCTCTACGCCCGCGACCCGGATGTGGACGTGCGGCCGTCGCCGTCGTCGGAGCCGCCGACGCTGGAGGCGATGCGCGACGCTGCCGAGGATTACGTGGGCGACCTGCCGGACATTCAGCAGGCGCATGACCAGGCGTTCGCGGCGGTGCTGCAGGACAGCGGCGGCGACCAGCAGGCCGCGGCGCTGGCAGGGAAGCAGGCGGCCGAGGGGATCAAGGAGCAGCTGATCCAGGAGCAGTACGAAAAGCTCCGCAAGCGCTACCAGCGCCGCCAGCGCGACACCAAAGCCTTCGCCGAGACGCTGGAAATCATCGTGTCGCGGCTGTGGAAGGACGCCCGCCTGAAGGCCCGCGGCATCCGCTGGGTGCGTTCGGCGCTCACCATCGGCCTGGGCGTGCTCAAGGTCAGCTGGCAGGAGCGCACGGCACCGAGCCCGGAGACGGTGACCGCGATCAACGACCTGCAGGCGAACATCCAGCGCGCGGCGCGCATGCGGCAGGACCTTGATGAGGCGCAGGGCGCGGAAGAGGACGCCAAGCGCGCCGAGTACGAGCGGCAGCTGGAGACACTGCGCAACCAGTCCGAGCAGGTGGTGGCGCGTGGGCTCGCTATCGACCTGGTGCCGGCCGAGGATTTCCAGGTCGCCCCCGGCTACACGATCGCCGATCACGTCGACGCGCCGTGGAACAGCCACCGCATCCCGAAGCGCTACTGCGACGCGCAGACCGAGTTCGAGCTGCCCGACGAGGTGATGAAGCAGGCGACGCGCTTCGCCGCGCGCAAGCCGGTGATGGTGCAACGCGAGTCGGCCATGGTCGACGGGACGAAAGCCGCCGACGCCGACGCGTACGAGGACACCAACACGTCGATGGAATACAGCTCCGACACCGCGGGCGACTTCGTGATGGTGGAGGAAATCTGGGACTGCGACACGAACAGCGTGCTGACCGGCATTCACGGCGTTAAGAAGTGGGTGAAGCCGGCGTGGAACCCGACCGCGACGACGCGGTTTTACCCGTTCTTCGTGCTCTGCACGTCCGAAGTGGATGGGCAGCGGCACCCGCAGTCGCTGGTCAGCCGCAGCGCAAAACTGGTCGATGACTACAACCGCATCGGCTCCGCCGAAGCCGAGCATCGCCGCCGCAGCCTGCCCGGCATCCTGTTCCACAAGGGACAGGTTGGCCAGGAGGTGATGAACAAGATCAACAGCGCCGCCACGGGCGAGTGGACCGGCGTCGAGACGACGATGCCGAACGTCGACTTGCGCAAAGTGTTCTTCCAGAAACCGTACGCGCCGGTCGATCGCGGCCTGTACGACCGCAGCCGCATCACGCAGGAGCTGGAGCGCATCTGGGGCGTGCAGGAGGCGCTGACCGGCGCGATCAACACCGCCAAGACCGCCACCGAGGCGGATATCCAGCAGAGCGGATTCAAGGCCCGCACCAGTGGCCGGCGCGATGGCATGGAAACCATGCTTGGCGAGATGGCTCAGTACACCGCCGAGCTGGCGCGCGCGCACGTCACCGCCGAGGATGCGCAGGCTATCGCCGGCCCCGATGCGATGTGGCCCGACTACACCGGCCCGGACGATCTGCGCAGCCTGGTCGTCGTGGACATCCGTGCCGGCTCCAGCGGCAAGCCCGACACGATGGCGGAACGGCAGGCGTGGGCGAACCAGTTGCCGCTGCTGCAGAACGGCATCGTGCAGATCGGCCAGCTACGCGGGTCGAATCCCGGCGACATCGCCGACGCGCTGGAGCGGCTGCTGAAGATCACGGCTGAGCGCTCCGGCGACCGCATCGACATCGACAGCCTGATCCCGCAGTCCGGCAACGCGCCGCCGCCGGGCATGCCGGGAGCGATGCCGCCACCGGATCAGCCGGCGCCAGGCGGTCAGCCCGGCCCGCCAAGTCCCGTGCCACCCGGCATGCCGGCGCCCGGCGTGCCATCCGCCACCAACCCGCTTTCGCCCACGTCCCGCAACCCACTGTCACCGGAGTAACCCATGGACCACGAACTGATCGAAGGCCAGCCGGCCGCGCCGGCTACCGATACCACGACCGCCGCGCCTGCCGCGCCCGAGCCGTCTGCCGAAGAGGCGGCGCTCGCCGCGATGGATGAGGGGCTGAGCACGGCCGCCGAGCCTGCCGAAGCTGCGGCGCCGGTTACCGAAGCCGCCAAGGACCCGGTCGCCGATCCTGCTGCCGCGCCCGTCCCCGGAACCGCTGAGGCGGTGGCTGCTGATGCCGATGCCGCTGCGGCTGCGAAGGCTGCCGAGGCCAAGCCCGCGCCGGATGAAACCACCGAGGCCGAGATCAAAGCGCTGGGGCTCAAGGAGGGCAAGTCGTCCGAGCGCTTCCGCGAGATGGCCGGCGAGATCAAGGCGATGGCGCCGATCAAGGAGGCGCTGGAGAAAGCCGGCATCAAGGACGTGGCGCAGCTGCCCGAGCTGGTGCAGCACGCGACCGATTACAAGGAGCTGATCGGCATGGTGCAGGACACCGGCGCCACGCCCCAGCAGTACGGAATGACGCTGGATTACCTGAAAGTGGTCAACGCGGCGAACGGTGGCGATCGCGCCGCCGCCGAACAGGCGTATGCGATCGTCAGCGGCGAAATGGCCGCCCTGGCCAAGCTGCTCGGTAAGGAAGTGCCCGGCCTGCACGATCCACTGGCCGATCACCCGGACCTGCAGCAGCAGATCAACATGGGCGAGATCAGCCGACCGGCGGCGCTGGAACTTGCCGCGCTCCGGCAGGCCCAGGCGCTCGACAGCGGCCGGCGCCAGATCGAGAACCAGCGCCACGACGCGCAGGCCGAGCAGCAACGCGGCGTCGAGGGACTGAACGCCCTGGGCGCGGAGCTTTCCGCTGATCCGCAGTACGCGCAGAAGGCGCCCGTGCTGGTCGCCGCGTTGCGCGCGATGCAGGAAACCACGCCGCCGGCGAAATGGGTCGAGACGGCGCGCAAGATCTACGCCGGCATCCCGGCCATGGCGGTCGCGGCGGCGCCGGCACCTGCTCCAGCGCCAGCGCGCGTCACGCCCGGACCGGTGCGCGGCGGCGCCGTCCGTCCCGCGGTGGTTCCGGTCACCGACGACCCGTTCGAAGCGATGGAGCAAGGCATTGCCGCGGCCAACGGCGGCTGACCACTTCCCTTTGCTGCGCGCTCCTAGGTGGATATGCGGGGTAAGTGCCAACGGCAGGCGTCCCGTCGCAGCGATCATTTGAGGGGCCCAGCCGGCGGTGGCCTCAAACACCGGCAGCGGGAGGCGTAGCTTCCGCGTTGCGGTGAAAGAGGTTCTCCCTGCGCTGATCCCGTACCCCGCTTCGGCGGGGTGTTTTTTCGGTGCCGTTGACGCCTTGCGCAAACCGTGCAGAGTCACAACCGCGCACGACAAAGCGCACCACGCACGCTGTACGCCGGAGTCGCGCCCGGTAGGGCTGTACTGAGGATTCGCCTCCCTCGACGTGGATGGATCACACCCCATCACTTCGAGGTTACGACCATGCCCTTTACCGCCGCACAGATTGCGACCGGCTCGACCTACTCGCTGGCCACGTTCCAGAAGAAAGAGCCGATCGACCAGATCAACATCCAGCACGTCACGCTGGACTGGCTGATCAAGAACAAGGAGCTGTCGACGTTCGGCAACGGCTCGTTCAAGGAGCCGATCTTCGTCAACAACGGCTCCAACGCGCAGAACTACTTCGGCGCCGACCAGGTCACCTACAACGAGCGCAACCCGGCCAAGTGGACGGACTTCGGCTACGCCAACCTGCACGACGGCTTCTGGTTCGACGAGGACCGCCTGATCGCCGCTGGCATCCACCTGTCCGACGACAGCGCGTCGGTGCCGACCGCCGCCGAGAAGGAGTCGCTGGTCAACCTGCTCGGCCAGTCCTTCCGCGGGCTGAAGGCCGGCACGCAGGAAGCGCTGGCATTCGAATACCTGCGCGACGGCTCGCAGTCGGCGAAGGCGATCCCGGGCCTGGCCAACCTAATCAAGCTGGCGCCGGCCACCGGCGTCGTTGGCGGCATCGACGCGGCCACCAATACGTACTGGCGCAACAACACGAACACGGCGATCGTGGCGGCGAACGTCATCGCCCAGATGGAGCTCACCTGGAAGGATTGCATGCGTTACGGTGGCATGCTGCCGGACTTCATCGTCTGCGGTCAGGCGTTCTACGAGAACTACGTGGCGCAGTCCGTGTCGGCGGTGCAGCGTCATCTGGCGGTGCAGGGCAAGGGCGGCGCGGCGCTGGATGCGAGCGTGGAGGCGGTGAACTTCCACGGCATCCCGCTCAAGTGGGATCCGACGTTCGAGGCGCTGGACGCGCTGATGAGCACCACCACGCAGACCAAGACCTGCTACTTCCTCAACAGCAAGGCGCTGAAGCTGCGCCCGCTGAAGGGGGAGTGGATGCGCAACCGCAAGCCGGAAGGCTTGCCGGACCGCTACGTCACCTACTTCGGCCTCACGTCGAAGTACGGCCTGACCACCAACAAGCGCAACGCGCTCGCGGTGCTGACCATCGCCTGATCCACCGCCCGGCCTCACCCGCCGGGCGTCTCCCTTTTTGCAGAAGAGGCAAAGTCCCATGAGCAAGCTCAAAGTTCTCGGCGAGGCCATCTCGCTGACCTCCGCCGTCGCGCAGACCGCCGTCGCCATGAATGCCACCCCGTTCGCGCCCAACTTCAACGGCATCGTCACCGTGCATCTGGCCGGCGCCACGGGCACGCCGACCGTCAAGGTGCAGGGATCCAGCGATGGCGGCACGACCTGGGTCGATCTGGTCACCGTCACCGCGATCACCGGCCTGGTCAAGAAGGATGAGGTCACGATCTACGCGCTGATGCGCCTGAACGTCTCCGCCGTGGGCACCGCGGGAACCTGCTCGGCGTACCTGGAGGCGTGACCTTCCCGGCGCCCTTCGGGGCGCCATTCCCTGTGGCTACCGGAGATACCTGTGGACGATTCCATTATCTGCAAGCTGGTCGAGGTGCATATCGAACGCGGTCGCGACGTGCTGACCGTGGCCGTGCCGAAACACGAGATCGACGTGCTGCGCGCGGTGCATGGCCCGTCGAACGTGCGCGAAGGCGACATCACCAACCAGGAAGTTGAACTGTCGAACAGCGCCGACGCCGAGTTCGCGCGACTGCAGAACAAGTACCGGCGCGTCAATGCGTCCGACCCGGTGGGCATCGCCTACCGCATCGGCCCGAAGGGCTTGGAGGATTTCGGCTTCGAGTTGGGGCGCGGCGTGCGCGAGGCGCCACCGCAGTCGGGTGTGCGCACGCATGCGCCTGCACCGGCGGCGAAGGACAAGCCGGCGGCGAAGTAACCGGCGGCATCGTGTGGTTGCCGACAACGGCCCGGCTGAAAGGTCGGGCCGTCTTTGTATGAGGCATAGGCATGGCTGAAACCATCTACAACTGCGACTGCAACGACACCACCAACAACAAGACGCTGAAGCAGCTGCGCGACGACATGATGATCCGCCTCGGCTTCGCCGCGCAGGTCAACAACCCGCCGCCCGGTATGGCCGCGCTGCTGAACAGCTTCCTGATCGAGGCGCAGGAGCTGCTGTACCGGCGCTACGAGGTGTTGCGCACCGAGCGGTTCTATTCGTGGGCGCTGCAGGCCGGCGTGCGCATGTACGCCCCGGCCAATAATGACGAGGCGGCAGTGCTGCCGACGCCGACGCTGGCAGCGTTCACCACGGCCACCGCAGGCGGAACACTGGCGGCTGGAACGTACTCCTACCGGGTGGCTGCGAAGAACGCCAATGGAACCACGCTGGCTTCTGCGGCGGCGACCATCGCCACGACTGGCACGACCAGCACGGTTACTGTGAACTGGAATGCCGTTGTAGCGCCCACAGGGGCCTCTCCTGTCACGGGTTACGACATCTATGGCCGCACGGCTGGCGGCGAGCTGCTGCTTGCCAGCGTGGGGCTGGTGACGACCTACACAGACACCGGAGCAGCCGCCACGTCCGGCGCACTGCCGACAGCGAATACCACCGCGATCTGCCCCAAGACGCTCGACCCGCGCAAGGTGACATGGGTTGGTGTGGTTCGCGATGGCCTCTGGTGCCCGCTGATTTGCGGCATCGAACCCGAGATGTACTCGGTCAACGGCAACGGCAACGGCAACGGCTGGCCGCTGCGCTACGAAATCCGCCAATGCATCGAGGTCTGGCCGGCGCCGAGCGCCACCAAAGGCAGCATGGTGATCAAGGGTCATTTCGGGCTGGAAGCGTTCGCCGCCGACACCGACAAGACCACGATAGACGACCGGCTGGTGTTTCTGCTGGCGCTCTCCAACGCCAAGGCGCACTACGGCCGGCCGGATGCCGGCAACTACGTGCAGGAACTGGAAACCCTGATGGGCAACCTGGTCGCCGGCAGCCACCAGACACGGCGCTATCTGCCCGGCCATGACCGCCGGCAGGACTACGTGTATTCGCGGCCCACGCCGACGGTGCCTTTCGCATGACCGACATCAACCTCAATGCGCTGAAGACCGGCATCAACCGGCTGCGCACGAAGGGCGGCGCCGACCCGTCGAGCCTGTACGACCTGGTGAACGGTTACGTGACCATCGACGGCTCGATCCAGTCGCGGCCAGGCACAGTGCGGGACGCGGTGCTGCCGGCTGGAACGAAGGGACTGTGCGCCTTCAATGGCGGCATGGTGGTGTTCTCCAATTCGCCGAAAACGATGCCGGCGGGCTACACCTGCGAAGTGCTGACGCACCCCACGGATGACACGCAAACCATCGCCAAGATCCATTTCGCCGCGCCGTTCATGGGCTTCATCTACGTGGCGGCCGAATTCGCCAACGGCGATGTTTTCCACTACTGGCTGCAGTCCGGGGGCACCTGGACGGCGTCCACCATGTACAAGGTGGGCGATACCGTCCTGCCGACCGTGCGCAACGGGCTGCGCTACCATACGGTGCTGAAATCCAACCCTGCCGCGTGGGCGCCGAACGTGCCGCGCGCTGTCGGCGACGTGGTGCAGCCGACCGTCTACAACGGGTGGAAATACACGGTGGTCGAGGTGGATGGCGCCAGCCCATCGTCTGGCGCCACCGAGCCGGATTGGCCGAAGCTCAACGGCGCGCAAGTCTCGGAGGATGTCGACAGCACGCCCGCACCCGCGCCGCCGCCATCCACGCCCGGCGCGCCCGGCGGCAATCGTTACAGCAACCCGAAGCTGCGGTACAACGTATGACCGATATCTGGCAGCCCGGCAAAACCTATGTGCCCGGGGCGCTCGTCAAGCCGTCCAGCACCACGACGGTTGCGCAGCCACAACCGACCAACGGCGACTTCGAAACCGGCAACCTGACCGGCTGGTCGCAGGGCGCGAGCCGATGGGCGAACACCAGCACGACGCCATACGCCGGCACGAAATGCGTCGTGCTGTCCGGTACCGGCATCGACTCGCTCAACAACACGAACATCGTCCCGGTGAGGGTGGGGCAGCGCATCACCGCGCAAGCGATGGCGAAGCTGACCAACAACGGCACGAATGACCAGGGCGCGCAAATCATCATCGTCTGGCTGGACGCCAGCAATGTGGAGATTCCGGGCGCCGCCACGCTCGGCACTCTGATCTACGGTCAGGGCGGTTACTGGAAGCCGACGACCGCCACTGGCACCGCGCCCGCCGGCGCCGCGAAAGCCTTCATCCGCCTCAACGGCAACAACGGCACGCACGGCGGCACGCTGGAGTTCGACCAGGTCAGCTGGGACTACGCCTATCAAGCGCCGCCGCCGGGCCTGATCTTCAAGGCGACGCAGGCAGCGCCGGGAAAGAGTGGATCGGCCGAGCCGACCTGGCCGACGACTGCCGGCATCTCGGTCACCGACAACGCGGTGACCTGGCAGGGCGTGATCGCCTCGCGCGTGGTCTGGAAGGCGTCGCCGATCATGCAGACGGGCGCAACCGAGCCTGTCTGGCCAACGGTTGTTGGCGCGATCGTGCATGACGGCAACATGGACTGGATTGCCGTCAGCAGCCAGATCACCGACCCGAACTGCCCGCACAGCAAGGTCGTGGCGATCATGGCGAGCAAGGTGTTCGCCGCGGACAAGGACATCGTGCGATTCAGCGCGACCGTGAACCCGCTGGACTGGTCGAGCGCGCAGGACGCCGGCTACCTGCCGACCGGGCTGCAGCAGGCCAACAGCAACGACATGGCGGTGCTGGCGCCGTACCGCTCCAACCTGACCGCCTTCAACGCGTCCAGCTTCCAGAACTGGCAGGTCGACCCCGATCCGGCAGCAATGAGCCTGCTCGACCAGTTGGAAAGCATCGGCTCGACGTGGCAGCACGCTGCGCAGCCGGTGGGCAATGACCTGTTCTACCTGAGCCAGCTCGGCGTGCGCAGCGTGGGTATCGCGGTGGGCACGGACAACCTGGCGGCAGGTGATATCGGCATGCCGGTGGATGTGCTGGTGCGGGCGTCCGTGTCGCTACTGAACGACGGGATCATGCCTTGCTCAACCTACTATCCGAGCGCAGGACAGTATTGGATTTCATTTCAGCACCTCACGCTACAGCTTACGGGGGGGCCGAAAGATGGCGCGATTGGCGACCAGGCAAACGGAAGCTACCGGGTAAGCGGGGCGGTTCGCGGCTATTCGGTGGCCGTTGTATCGGGAGGGCTTCCTTCCGGCATCACTCTGCTGGCTACCGGCACGTACTCGGGCGCGTATACCACTGCCGGAACGTACACCTGGACGGTACGTGCTACCGATGGTGCGGGTCGATATGTTGATCTAGAACAGAGCCTCACCGTCAATCCAGGGGTTGTGATCGCTCTGCTGCATTTCGACACCGACATGACGACCGATGCGACTGGTCGGGCGTGGACGGTCAGCCCGTGGACCGAACAGATTGGGTATGCCCCCAAGCTCACCTGGCCTCAGTGGGATGGATCGACCTATGCGTCTGGTCCCGGCTCGTTCCGTATGTCGCGCGCCGGCACCACGCAGTCGCCCGAACAAGGCTTCTACTACGGCCAGGCGCGCATGTACTCGGCGCTGGGGACTTCTGGCGCGATCGACAGCACGACGGACTTCTGTGTCGAAGGTCTCGTGCGACGCGATCCGGGAGACGACAACAGCGGTGGGAACACGATGTTCCTGGATTTCGGCATTCAACTGTGGGCTACGCAGTCGAATACGGTTCCCCGCTCGGTATCTCTGCAAAACGTGCCAGCCGGCATGACTGTCACGTATACGACGGTGGATCGCACCATTCCCACGGATCGGTTCATCCACTTCGCACTGGTCAGGGCGGGATCGACCATCACTCTGTGGTGGGGCGGACAAGCGGCGGCCACGGTTTCCAGTGCGCAATTGCTGACGCTGGCGTCGACGTTCCCCGTGTCCCTTGGCACAAGTCAGAGCTCATACACGGCATGGCAAATGCCCGGCTGGCTCGATGAAATACGCATCACCAAAGGCTGGGCGCGCTACACGCAGGCGTTCACGCCGCCGAGTGGGCCTGTTGGTAGCGGCACCACGCCAGCGGTGACCATCGACCAGAGCACGGCGGATGTCTACGTCCACACCCTCAACGGCGGCAAAGGCAAGTGGTCGCGCTACCTGTTCCCGTGGTCCGTTGATGCCTTCGCGCAGCGTGGCAACAATCTGTATATCCGCCACGGCGACGAGGTGTCGGTGGTCAGTGAGGATGTGGCGACCGATAACGTGGCCGGCGTGCCGACCAACTTCGCCGGGTTGGTGCAGTGGGCGTGGCTGGACAACGGGCAGCCGGGGGTGACGAAGATGCTCGAAAGCCTCGACTACGTCGGCACCGGCCAAGGCCCGAGCTTGTCCATCGGCTACGACCAGCGCGACGCCAGTGCGTTCACCACGCCCTACCTGATCGACCCGGACACCTTGCCGGGCGACCCGATCCCGATCCCCGTGGCAGCGCCGACCTTCAGCATCAAGCTGGACTTTGCCGGCGGCAAGGCATGGACGGTCAATGCGGTGACGCTTCACCTCGACGCCATGCGAGGGCAACCGTGATGGCCGACGGAAACCAGCTCCCCGAGATCCGCCTTGGCATGCCGATCGTGCAGGACTTTGCCTACATCGCCGCCCACATGCGGCCGGACGAGATCGCGCAGTATCTGGCGCTGACCGGGCTGCCGGAATACGTGCCGGACGTGGCGGCGCGATCGCTGGTCGCCTCGCCGGGGAGCCAGTTCGTGATGGTGGGTCGCGATGGGCTGCCGGTGCTGGTCGGCGGTTTCTGCCCCGTCCGCGCCGGCGTGTACGAGGGCTGGCTGGCGGGAACACCGCAGGGCTGGGCGAATCACTGGCGCGCGATGACGAAGGTGTGCCGCGGCCTGATGGATGACCTGCTGTCCAACGGCGCGCACCGCATCGAGACGTTCGCGCTGGCCAGCCGCACGCAGGCGCACGCGTGGTACGAGCGCAGCCTGTTGATGCAGCGCGAAGGCGTGTTGCGCGGGTATTTCGCCGACGGCCAGGACGCGGTGGCATTTGCGAGGATCAAGGCATGAGCAGTGGCGGCAACAAAGCAGCGAAGGAAGCCAATGCGGCCGAGGCGCAGCGGCAGGCCGCTATTCGCGGCACGCAGTCGCGCGTCAATCAGGTCTTCAACGACCCGAAGCGCCAGGCGGACATCAACGACTTCGTCAACGCGACGCGCAGCTACTACCAGCAGGATCTGGACCGCCAGAAAGGCAACGCCGACCGCGGCCTCAAGTTCGCGCTGGCGCGGTCCGGCCTGACCGGCGGCAGCACGCAGGTCGATCAGCAGCAGCAGCTGGGGCAAGACTACGGCCGCGGCTTGCTGCAGGTCGAGCAGAAGGCGCAGGGCGCCGGCGCCAGCCTGTCCGCCGCTGATCAGGATGCGCGGTCCCGGCTGATTTCGCTGGCGACCAGCGGGCTGGATGCCACGACAGCCGCACAGCAGGCATCGGCGGCGATGCGCTCGAATCTGGAGGCTGGCAGGTCGGAAGCGCAGCTTGGCAGCCTCGCCGATTCGTTCGGGCAAACGAATAGCTTCCTGCAGAACGTGAAGGATCAGCAGAAGTTCCGCCAGGGCTATCTCGACGGGACGCCGGGCGGCAAGCGTGTCGCGCTCTACGGCGGCGCCAGCGGAGGGTACGGCGGATGATCAGGCAGGCGACGCACGACGACATTCCGCGCATCGTGGAGATGGCGGGGCGCTTCTACGCGCAGACCCGCTACGCCAGCATTGCGCCGATGGCGGAAGAGTCGGCCGCGGGGCTGGCGATCGTGATGATGGAGCAGGGCGTCATGCTGATTGCGGAGGCCGAGGGCGCCGTGGTGGGCATGGTCGGCCTGTTCATCGAGCCCTTCACCTTCAACATCGCCAAGGCGATGGCCACGGAGCTGGTCTGGTGGGTCGAGCCAGAACACCAGCGCTCCGGCATTGGTGCCGAACTGCTGGCTGCCATCGAGCCCGCGTGCCGCGCCAAGGGCGCCGACATGATCCGCATGATGTGCCTTGCAGGCCAGTGCGAAGGCGCGGAGGCGATCTATTCCCGCATGGGCTACACGCCCAGCGAACACGCCTACACGAAGGTGCTCTGACATGGCTATCGCAACCTCTACCGCCATCGGCCTTGCCCTTGCTGCCGCAGCTGCTGGCGGCCAGTACTACAACACCACGAAGACCGCAGAGCGCCAGGACAATCAGGCTGCGCTCGGCATTCGCAACCAGTCGCGCATCCAGAAGGAAGCGGACGCCAAGGTCAACGACGCCGTTGCCAGGCTGGCCGACAGCAATGCGGCATCGGCCAAGCAGTCTCGCCTCGACGACTACATGAACGTGTTGCGTCGCAACCGGTCGACCGTCGAAAACGGCCTGACGCCAAACATCGGCAGCGACACGTTCAAGACCGACGCCGCCACTGCCGCCAACGACGCCAGCAGCTACGCCGACAAGACCGCCGGCTTGATGGCACGCATGGACGCGCCGGGCATCCAGCGGCAGCAGGAGGGCTTCGACTACGGCAACCTCGCCACGGACATCGGCCTGATCGGGCGCGAGTCGCAGGGCCAGAACTTCCTCGATCAGCTGAAGCTGGGGCGGATCCGGCGCAACGCGAAGATCGACCTTGCTTCCGGCCTCATGTCGGCCGCGGCGGGTGGCGTGGCGTCAGGCGGCACATCGGCGGCATCTGGCGCAGGCAACGCATACGGCAACACGCTGTCAGCCGGTGGCGGACTCACCTACAACATGCCGAGCTACTGAGGGATTCACCATGCCTACCGGCGCACAAAATCTCGGCTCGCAACTCGGCCAGCTCATCTTCGGGCAGCCCGACGACGGCAAAGCCTACTATCAGGGCCAGGCGCTCGGCGCGCAGGTAGCTGACCGCATGGCGTCAGCACGCAAGAATCGTGCGGATGCGATGATCGGCGAGGATCGTCTGGACGCTCGGCAAGGGATAAACCCCGGCGCGCTGACGACAGCGGGCTATGCGCCGGATCAGGCGGGGTTGCTCGGCAGCATCCTGCGCAGCAACGATGTGGTCGACCTTGGCAAGCTTGGCGTCTTGCAGGCGCCGACCGCTGGCAAGGCGCTGGCGGATGCGGCAGACGCCACGCGCCTGGGTGACATTGCGATGGCGAACCGGCAGCTGGCGCTGGCGCAGGGCAAGCCGCTGGAAGCCACGAAGGTGGATCAGGGCCAGGTATTCAACCCCTACGCCGCGCCGGATCAACCGATCCAGATGACCGCGCTGGGCGATGCGATGGTGGGTGATAAGCGAGCCTCGGCGGCGCAGCACTATGCCGGCGCACAGTCCGATCTGGCGCATGCGCGACTGTTCGACAAACAGACGTCGGTGGGCGGCTTCAACCCGCGCGCCGGCGGCGATGGCGGCCTGCCGGTGCCAGCGGCCAACCCGAACGGTCCGCACGGGGATGCGTACCTGCAAGCCATCGACCCGACCAAGGCGGCGCAGGTCAAGGCGCTGGCCGAGGGCCGCATGGCCTTCCCGACCGGCACCGCGCTCAAGTCAGCGTACTGGCAGGGCATGCTGCAGGACGTGGCGCAGTACGACCCGACGTTCGACGCGGTGAACTACAACGCGCGCGCCGGCACGCGCAAGGCGTTCACCTCCGGACCGGAGTCGCGCACCGTCAACTCACTGAACACCGTGGCCGAGCATCTGGGCACGCTGTCGGATTACGCGGGTGACCTCAACAACACAGGCTTTCAGCCGTACAACAAGCTCAAGAACGCCGTCGCCGCCACGTTCGGTGACCCGGACATCGCCAAGTTCAACACGGCGAAAAAGGCCGTAGCCGACGAGGTCGCCAAAGTGTGGCGCGCCTCGGGTGGCTCGCAGATGGATATCGAAGAGAACCTGAAGAACCTGGATGGCGCGCAGTCGCCGGAACAGCTCAACGCGGCCATCGGCACGCTCACCAAGCTGATCGGCGGCAAGGTGGCGGCGCTGCAGGACCAGTACACGTCTGGCATGGGCACGACGAAGGATCTCCGGCCGCTCGTCAGCCCGGAAGCGCGTGGCGCGTTCGACAAGACCATGCAGCGGTCGGGTCTGGCGCAGGATGACTTCGGCAACATCGGCGACGCGTTGCAGGCCGCTCCAGCACCGCAGACGCCTGCGCCGGCGCAAGGTGGCTTCCAGATCGGCCAGATCATCATGCACAACGGCAAGCCCTACCGCGTGACCGGTGGCGACCCGAATGACCCCGACGTGGAGCCGGTGCAATGAAGCTTTCCGAATTGACCGCGGCTCCGCAGCAGACGGCGAGCTCGCCGGCGCGCATGAAGCTGTCCGATCTGACCGGACAGGCGCCGGCCGCACCGGTCGAGCAGCTGCCGACGCAGGTGGTGCACGCCGGTGACCAGCAGCGGGCGGAGCAGGGCGCCAACCGCACCATTGCGATCAACGACTCGCTCGGCAGCTCGCCGCTCGGCCTGGTTGCAGCGCTCGCCAACCTGGCGCGGATGAAAACGGACGCCAGCCTGCCGGAAGATTCGACGCTGCGGAAAGTGGTCGACACGACGGCAGACAACGCCATCGGCGCACCGGTGGCGGCCATGCATCACGCGCAGAACATCCCCGTGGGCCTGGGGCAGCTTGTGGCGCACGGGATCGGCGGCGGCGCAGCGGATGCTGCAGATCGCTTCGCACGCGACCGGGAAGAGACGTATCAGAGCGGCATCCCGACCAACCCCGGTAGCGTGGCAGGTGCCATCGTGGGCGAGGTTGCGCCGTTCGCCGCCGGTATCGGCTCGCTGCGTGCCGCTGGCGTGATCCCGAAGGCCGAGACGACCCTGCAGAAGCTCGGCCAGCTGGCCGTGGAAGGCGGCGCGATCGGCGCGGCACAGCCGGCGCTCGGTGACGGCAGCTTCGCGGCCCAGAAGGCGCTGCAGGTCGGCACGGGCGCCGCGACCGGCCCTGTTCTGCACGGCATCGGCAAAGGTGCCGGCGCCATCCGCAGCGGCGTCAGTGACGTGCTGGAGCATGTCCGCGACCCGCAGGCCATCGCCGACCGGCAGATCCTGGCCCGCTTCGGCAACGACCCGCAGGCCGTGGCGAACCTTCGCGCGGCTGTGCCGGATGTTCCCGGGGAGCGCCTGACCGCGGCGCAGGCCAACCCGTCGCCCGAAGCGGTGGCGCAGGAGCGCGTGTTGCGGAACAACCCGGCGACGGCGGCCGACTTCGTGCGCGGCGACAACGCCAACAACGCGGCGCGGATGGACGTCGTGACCAAGCTGGCCGGGACGGATGCCGACCTGGAGGCGGCCAAGCTGGCGCGCAAGCAGGCGGCGCAGCCATTCATCGACCAGCACTTGACGCCGGCCACGCCGGAGATCCGCTGGAACGATGCCGGCAAACAGATCGACGACGCGCTGAATAAGCCGATGACCCGCGGCGATGACTACCGGGCGTTGCAGGAGGCCCGCGGCATCGTCGCCAAGGTGAAGGGCGGCACGCTGCAAGAAGATGACGCCTACCCGATGCTGCAGGAGCTGGAGCAAAGCGTCAGCTCGCCAAGGGCACAGAAGGCATTTGCGAGCGCGTTCGGCAGCATCGACCGCAACATGATCGACCCGACGCCCATCATCAACCAGCTCGCGCTGCTGCGGAACACGGGTCAGGGAGCGCGAGCCACGATCCGGCCGGCACTGGATGCCATTGCCAACACGATCAAGGAGTCACAGAATACCCGTGGGAAGGTTCCCGTCGATGTTCTTGACTCGGTGCGGCAGAACATCAAGGACTACATCGTCAAGCCCAATGGCGCACTCGCCTCCGGTCAGGAAATCGCGGCCCTTGATCCCGTCAAAGCCAAGCTTACGGCGCTTATCGACGCCCACGCACCGGGGTATTCTGATTACCTGGCGACGTACGCGCGCAACTCCGAACCGATCAATACCATGGAGTCGGTACGGAAGCTTCTTGATCCAAACAGCCCTCATAGCCTTAACGCTGCTGGCGATCCACAGCTTGCAATTACTCGTCTTCGGCAAGTTCTGAGGGGCGACGACAAGGCGCGTTACCCGATGTCGGATGCCGCACGCAAGCAGCTCGACGCCGTGCGCGCCAGCCTCGAGCGGCGCATGATCTCCGACAACAAGCTCGCCGCATCCGGGCCCGGCACCGCGGCCGATCTGCAAGCTGGCCAAGGTTCCGCGATTGGCCGCGGGCTGTTCGGTGACCCGCTCGCCGGCAAACCCGGTGCGCTGTCGCGGTCCATCGGCATCGGCCTGGGCGGCACGCTCGGTCACATGATCCCGGTACCGGGGGCTGGCATTGCCGGCGCCATGCTCGGCGGACTGCTGCCGGAAGCAGCGCAGGGCGTGAACGCGAAGATCGCACAGCGCATCGGATCGACAGCGCTGGATTCGCAGGCAACCGCTGACTCGATCGAGCGGGCGTTGCTGAAGCAGGCGCAGAAGAAGAAGCCTGGCGCGCTCGGCGACCTTCTCATGCTGGAAGGCCAGGTGCATGGAGCGCAAAGCCAGGGGCAGCGGCCGTAAATCCTCGGCCACGAGTCAGCGTTGCTGGACGGGATGGTTTCACTGGCGGCTTCGGTCGCCCTTTCTTTTGCCCTGCCGTTGACCCCTTGCCGCACTTGGTCACGCTTCCGGCATGGCCCGAGTCCGCGTCCCCGTCCACCGCACCAGCCCGACGCAGTCGGTACTGATCGACCCTGCGGCGACTGTTGGCGCGCAGATCGGCGTGAACCTTCTGCTACCCGATGGCACGGTAGGCACGCTCGCGCAGCTGGCCGCGCTGTTCGGCAGCACAGCGACCGCCGGCACCGGCACGATCACCACCACCGATGATCTGGAAGAAGGCCAGTGGAACCTGTGGTTCACCAGCCGGCGCGCGCAGGACGCGGTGGGCGGCATCCTGGCCAACTCGACCAACGTCACCCTGGCCTACGTCGGCGGCACGTCCATCACGGCCGACCTGACCGCCTTGACGGACTCGGGTGCCGGCGCCCTGCTGGCGACCACCTTCGACGCCAAGGGCCGCAAGACCGGATCGCGGGCGGCGACCATCACCGGCACCGCGGGCCGCATCACGGTCGCCAACGGCGACGCCTCGGCGGGGCTGCCGACGATCGACCTGGCCATGGTGACCGACGCCGGCGGCGGCACGCTGCAGCGCTTTGTGCGCGATGCATGGGGGCGACTGTCCGGCACCAGCGCAGCGACCACCACCGACCTGGCCGAAGGCGCAAACCTCTACTTCACCGCCGCACGCGTGCTGGCGACGGTACTGGCTGGTCTGTCCACCGCCACGAACGCCGTCATTGCCGCGACCGATACGGTGCTCGGCGCGCTGGGCAAACTGCAGGCGCAGATCAGCGCGAACAAGGCCACCTCCGATGCCGTCCATGCATCATTTCTGACCACCATCGCCGGCACGCCCATCGTCACGCAGGCCGGTGACTTCATCACGGTGACAAACTGACATGCCGAACCTCGCGAGTCTCCCCGCAGCAGACCTTCAGGCCGGCGCGGACAACTGGAATCGTGGTTTTAAGAACTACCTCATCAACGGCGACTTCGCGATCAACCAGCGCGTGTTCGCGGGCGGGGCGTTAGCGGCAGGCGTCTACGGGTTCGATCGCTGGAAAGCGGGTACCGGCGGCTGCAATATCTCGCTGAGCGCGGGCGTGCTGACGCATACTAGCGGCCCGCTGGTGCAGGTGATCGAAGCGCCTGACCTGGCCGGCAAAACGATCACGGTGAGCGTCGACGCGCTGACCGGCGGCAACCTGACGGTGAACGTGGAGGGGGTGATCGGCACCATCGTCGCAGGCAGCGGCCGCGTCGGTGTGGCCGTCGCAGTGCCTGCCGGCAGCACCGGCAACGTGACGCTGACGCTGACGCCGGCAGGCGCGGCGGTCACCTACAAGCGCGTGCAGATCGAACTGGGCAGCGTGGCGACGGAGTTTGAGTGGCGGCCGTCGCAGATTGAACTGAGTTTGTGCCAGCGTTACGGCGAAGCTGTGAACGGCCCGCAGATTTTAGGTTTCGCGTTTTCAGCCACGGACATGATGGCTGGATACAACTTCGCCATGACGAAGAGATCAGCCCCGACAATAACGAATAAGGCTTTTGGCACGATAATCGGAAACGGGGTTGCTGTTGGGATAGCAACAGCTATTGCATTCACTGCCGCCACGCCTACAGTGAATGGATTCACTGCCGATATCACACCGCCGTCTAACCTTGTTCAAGGGTACGGTTATGTGTACCGGGGATTTTCCATCTTTGCCGACGCAGAGCTTTGATCATGTACCAACTTACCCAAAACCCCGATCTGGTCATCCGCCTCGCTGACGGCACGAGTATCCCGCGTGGGCATCGCTGGTGGGATGACTACGAGGCGTGGCTGGCTGCTGGCAACACGCCGCAGCCAGCGCCTGATACGCGCGCCGCTGATGCCCGCGCCAAGCGCGACGGGCTTATTGCCGCCTGCGACTGGACGCAGATGCCCGACTCGCCGCTGATGGCTACGCAGAAGACCGCATGGGCAACCTATCGCCAGGCGCTGCGCGATGTGCCAGCGCAGGCGGGGTTCCCAGCGGCGATCGACTGGCCGGTGACGCCATGACCGATTACGAGCGTCACCTACCACCGCTGCATGACCACCACGACAAAGACTGGAGCGCATCCGTGCGAATGATTATGCAGGGGCTGATCCTCGCCGGTGTCTTGTGGCTCGCGTCATCCATCAATAATCAAAGCTCGGCGATTATCAAGCTGCAGGTGCAGGTGGAATCCCTGCAGATGACGCTGGGCGATATTCCTAGCCTGAATAATCGCGTGACGAAACTCGAAAGCAATCAGAACGAGTTAATCCGCCGGCAAAATGCCGATGATGCGCGGTGGGAACAACTCAATAACGCGAAAGTGAAGGGGTGGACGCGATGAATCTTGTGAGCGATGCGCGCCAGTGGTGGCGCTGGCACAGCACCTACGTGTTCGCGGCGCTGGCACTCTTGCCGTCCGTGTGGCTGGCCTCGCCAGAGCTGCGCGCAATGCTGCCGGCGTCCGTGGTGGCGATGATCGAGCCGCCGCTGGCGGTGCTGGGCTTCCTGTTGCGCATCCGGCAACAGGCGTCGCTACTGCCGAAGCCGCCCGATGACGCCGGCCAGAGTGCCGCGCCGTGAACGTGCAGCAGCTGGCGGATGCCACCGGGGCCACGCTCAACCGCGCACTGCTGTGGTTGGCTCCGTTGGTGGATGCTATGCACGAGTTCGGCATCGACACGCCAGCAAGGCGATCGGCCTTCCTCGCGCAGATCGGCCACGAGAGTGGCGGCCTGCGCAATACCCGTGAGTTGTGGGGGCCAACGCCGGCACAGGTGCGTTACGAGGGGCGCGCGGACCTCGGCAATACGCAGCCAGGCGACGGATCGAGGTACCGTGGCCGCGGCCTGATCCAGATCACCGGGCGGGCGAACTATGCCGCTGCCGGCAAGGCGTTGCACCTGGACTTGATCGGCCATCCGGAAATCCTCGAAGAACCCGACATGGCCGCCCTGTCTGCGGCTTGGTGGTGGACGTCGCACGGGCTGAATGCGCTGGCGGACAAGAAGGATTTCGTGCGGATCACCCGGATCATCAACGGCGGCACCAACGGCCTCGCCGACCGCCTCGCGCGATGGGATTCGGCACGGAAGGCGCTGGGGGTGGCGGTATGACCCTCTGGCTGAAACTCAAGGGCTACCTGATCGCTGCGGGTGCGCTGCTGGCCGCACTGGGCGCCGCTGTGCTGTACGGACGCGCCAAGGGCAAGGCAGCGGAGCAGGTCAAGACGCGAGCCGCGCAGGAGGCCGCCACGGCGGCCACAGAGCAGGTCAAGGCCAACGAGGTGCGCCATGAAGTCGAAGTCGAAACCGCTAGGCTGCCCGACGCTCCGCCGCAGAAAGTGGCAGACGCTGACCCTGCCTCTGCTGCTGGCAAGCTTCGCGATGATGGCTGGGTGCGCTGACCGCGTCGTCGTCAAGACGGACTTCTGCACGCCGTGGAAGCCGATTTTCGTCAGCCGCGCAGATGTGCTGACCGATCCGACTGCCAAGGCGATCCGCGACCACGACGAGACCGGCGTCAAGCTGGGCTGCTGGCCGGCACCGAAGAAGGCGAAACCCGCACCGAAGCCGTAGGCATCCGCCGACATCGTTTGCGAATCCGGCTGAATAACTTGCAAGTCGCCCGCCGACAGAACCATTTTCCCGACGTCGGGATAATGGATAATGCCCCGGCCGTCAGGCCTCATCCGGCGATAGTCAGCCACCGTGGCGACGTGCGATCAGGCGCGGGCCGATGGCCGGGGCAACTCGCGGGATTGCGGTGCACCGGCAGGATTGCTCCGCTATTAATCGTCGCTTCTGATATCATCAAACCATGGGAAGAAGAAAAACGGTAAGCACGGATTTGCCTCCACGAATGCGCGGCAGAAGAAGGCGCGAAGGGGCAAAGCTGATCTATTACTACTGCGGCCGAGACCGTAAAGAAATCCCACTGGGAACCGATCTTGGTTTGGCGCTTGCTCGGTACAAGGAGCTGAATTCCGAGCCAGTCACCAATGCGGCGATGCCGAGCGGATTTGCGAAGGGCTTGTTTTCGCAGACGGCAAAAAGGGCGCGCCGCCGTGGCTTGCCATTCACGCTCACACTAACGGATGTTGAAGAAATGCTCGCGGAGCAAGATGGTCGGTGCGCCGTCTCCGGGATCAGATTCTCGGCTTCTGTCTATCTGGGTCAACGCATCCGGCCTTGGGTTCCTAGCGTCGACAGGCGCAAGCCAGCGGAAGGCTACACCCGCGACAATGTTCGCATCGTTTGCGCTGCGGTGAACCTGTCGATCAACCAGTTTGGCGATGAAGTTTTCTACAGGATCGCCACCGGTGTTGTGAAGAATCGGCAGAAATTGCGTATCACGAGGTAAAACGCGGTGCAACTTGCGCGGCGCACCATCGCTTGAAACCCTTGGTACCGGTGAGAGGACTCGAACCTCCACTGTGTCACCACAAGCGGATTTTGA